CAACGAAAAACCCCGTGCTGGTAGGGCAATCCGGATGCTTCGAACGCTCGGTCGGACTACAAAGAAGCGATTATCAATGAAACGCTATGGCAACCTTTACGCAAAAATCTACGACATGGACAACCTCATCGCCGCTCACGAGAACGCACGAAAAGGGAAAACATTTTACAAAGAGGTTCAGCTGGTCGATTCCAACCCGGAAAAATACCTTAAAAAAATCCAGGGAATGCTCCGCGACAAAACCTACAGAACGTCGCGGTATTTTGTCTTCACGAAGATGGACAAAAAGAAAGAGCGTGAAATCTTCGCCTTGCCTTACTATCCCGACCGGATTATCCAGTGGGCCGTGGTCCAGGTCCTGGAACCAATCTGGATGAATACGATGATCTCGGGTACATATTCGAGCCTGAAAGGCCGGGGCATTCACCAGGGTCTTCGGAAACTGAAAAAAGACCTGCAGCAGAGAGACGACACGAAGTACTGCCTAAAGCTCGATGTCAGGAAGTTTTACCCTTCGATCGACCACGACGTCCTCAAAGCCATCATCCGGCACAAGATCAAGGATTCCGATGTCCTTACGCTCCTGGATAATGTGATCGACAGTGCCGAGGGGGTCCCGATAGGGAACTACCTCAGCCAGTACTTCGGCAACCTCTACCTAAATGGATTCGACCACTGGATGAAAGAAACAAACCACCTCCGGTATTATTACCGGTATTGTGACGACATCGTGGTGCTCGGGCCGGAAAAGCCGATGTTGCACCGGCTGCTCGACAAGATCGAGCTCTACTTCCACGAACATCTTAAGCTACGGGTGAAGGAAAACTGGCAGGTTTTCCCGACGTTTGTTCGCGGCATCGACTTTCTCGGGTACCGGTGCTTCGGACCCTATACGCTCCTGAGGAAATCGACAGCCCTCACCATGAAGCGTAGACTCGTACGAATGTTGACCCACACGGAGCTCACCCGTCACGACCTCAACGTGATCAGCAGTTATCACGGCTGGCTGAAATGGTGCGATGGGTTTCGGCTCTCGCAGGAGTATATCGACCCTCTCATGAGGAAGGATGTGATGAGATTATGACGACAGTGCACTCAAACACGCAGCCCGAAGTTATCGCGATTGACAAAATCGAAAACGGCATTGCCCGGCTCCTGGTCCGCTGGAATATCCGGCAGGTCAGCGTTCCGGATCCGATGACCGGGGAAACCCGGGAGGAATGGCAGTACAGCGAACGTGTGATCAAGTGGACAATCCCGCAAAAGTACGACACCCTTGCAGACTTGCAGGAATATCTTGAAGGTATCCAGAACGAGATTATAAACTGGGCTGAAGCTACAGAGATGAACTCAACGACAATCGAGACATAAATCGCAGGACATCCATGTACATCGACCGCAGTCCGATAGACAGAAGCCCAATCGACCGGGCCGGCGGAACTGGCAATTATATCTTTACGCTGGCGATTGCCGGGACTGCAAACATCGCGGAACTCACGGATCGGGCCATCCCCCTTGCCATCTCCGGTACCGGTTCCCTTATAGATCCGGCGTTCCTGCGCCTTTTTGACCTTGGGATATCCGGCACCGGCTCGCCGGCTTGGGATTTCTGCCGGTTGTATGACCTCGGGGTCTCCGGGACTTCTGCCGTTGCCTTTTTGGCCGATCGCATGATCCCGCTGGATATCTTCGGGACATCTCAGTTCGCCAGCGCACCCCTCTTTGACTGGTACTTCTCATATGGGGTCAATGGTACCGGTGAGCTCACAACTCCGATTTTCGACTGGCAGTTTGCGTATGGGTTTCGGGGAACGGGCGGGTTCTTGGATACTGGTGGCGAAATCCCGCAAGTTCATGGGGGCCTCTTGCTTGACCGTGGCGCCATCGATCGTGGGTCTTTGGGGTTAAGTTGCGTGAACTGCATTCCACCGGTAATAGTCGATCGCACGATCCCACTGGAGATTGCAGGTACAGGATCGCTTGCATGGGACTTCTGCCGGCTGTATTCCTTGGCGATTGCGGGTACCGGAGAGGTGTCAACACCGCTTTTCGGCTGGTACTTCTCGTATGGGATTGCCAGCACGGGTGTAATCTCTCCGATTATTGACCGGACCTTCCTGCTGGACCTGTACGCGACCGGTAAGTTTACCTCAGAAGAGTTTACCAAAGTTATTGAGCTGTTCTTTGGTGGGACCGGGGCTATCGCGGACCCGACCGTGTTTATCCCGATCCATTACCTTACCGCAGCCATCTCGGGAACCTCTCACTTCTGGGATCCGGCCCTGCTCCGGGAAATCACCAATATTTCCCCGTTGATCAAGGGGGGGACCGTCAAGCGATCGCTGGCTGACAAGATGTTTACCGCACAGCTGGAGTTCGCCCAGAACAAGAATTACACTCCACTGAGTACCTCGCCTTGGCAAAAAGTCACCTTTTACCAGCCGGATTACGCCGGGAATTTCCATCCGGTTTTTATGGGGATTTTCCCGACGTCCTCACAGAAGATCACGGCAGCCTCTATGCCCTCGTTCCGGGCTGAGAACGAAACCCTGACGGCTTATGATTATGCTTGGTATCTGGCGGCCCAACAGGTGAGAATGTGGACCGACCCGTCCACCGGCCTTCCGCACAACGAGATTGTTCTGCTTACCCCGGCCGATCAGGCAAAACAGTACATTCATCGCTTATCCGTTACCTCGATTACAACAAATTTTGCAGTCGGAGATTGGGTCACCGGGGGGGCTTCGCATAGTTTTGGCTTAGTGATTTACGTCTACAACAGCGGATCCATCCATTATATCCGTCTCATGTACTTGGGGAATCCGACTGGTACTAATATCTATTATCAGAATGGGGAGACATTACAGGTTGGCGGGATAACCAAAGCCTATGCGGACGGGCACTCAACAGACGAGACCGGAACGATCGTAACAATGTATCCTGAGGGGTATGTCAAAGAACTTTTGGGCGGCGGCACATCCGCCGGATACGATCTTGGCACACACTGGCAGTACACCACGGGGATCTACCCTTACCGGATGAATAACATTACCTCGAACTGGTCCCTGATGCCAGCGATCGAGTTTGATTTTACCACGAGCACCACGAAGGCGCAGGCAATCGAACGGATCTGCAAGTACACCAAGGCGATCTTCTATGTTAAGTGGCGGAACGATGTTACGGGGTATGTTGGCACGTACCTGCCCTGCGCGTACCTCATTAAACAGTCAGAAATTGACAGCGCCATAACGGGTCTTGACCTTCCCGCAGAGGCCACGCTATCCTATAATGGCGGTATTGACGCTTCGGATCTGGGCCGGTACCTGAAAGGGGAGATCACGGCAGAGTTCAAGGGGGAGGACCAATACAATTTCGTGACAATCCGTTGCCAGGATCTTTATGGGAACTGGCTGACCTCCGCGAACGTGGTAAATACCACCTATGCGTCAGACGTTTATGATCCGGTGCTTAACCCCTCTGGAACCGCAATCAAACGCTCGTACTACGAAGAGAACTCGGATATCAATAACCAGTCGGACCTTGACGCCCGGGCGGTTGATATCTATGCGTACTATCATTACCAGATCCAGACGTGGAAAGCGACGTTCTTCAAGCGGTCGGATCTTGAACTGCTCCAAAAGGCGTACATCTGGGGATTTGGTTCTGTAGTGATACCTGATGGCACGTACCGGATCATTGATATCCAGTACGATTATGCGGACGGCGGCGCTAAGAATGAGGTTACGGTCACGTTTATCCCCGATACGCAGTTTGTGACGTACCTGAACCTCCGGCGGGTCTATTACAACTCGATCTATGAGATCCAGAATGTCGTGAATGACATTATCGGCACCCAGCCGGCGTCCCTGTTTGGCACGATTACCCAGACCACCGCCACGGGTGCGGTGACGTTTTCGGTGCAGCAGGACAACGCCATTGTGAACTACTATCAGGGGTATGATCCTACCAAGGCGCTGGCAGCCGGTACGCGGGTGCTGGCAGTACCGGATGCAAAGGGGAAATATATCTGCGCAAAATTAGGGTAAGGGGAGAGAACGGGATCAGGATGATCTTTCCGGGAGTTCAAAATATGTGCTTACCTTTAGTGGGCCGTCCCGATGATAAAACCCAAGACCCACCGATCCGTTATTCCGCGATTCGTCAAATTCCAGAATTGCTTCCGGGTGAACACGGAGGTAATCATCCACGGTCGCAAACAGTTTCAGGTAATTGCGCTTAATGGTAAGGTATTTCCTGTCTCGGGTTCTCATGTCGGCATGACCTCCTGTTCCCTGCGGCAATTCCCACAAAGCGCATAATCAACAACGGTCTCTCCGGTGGACTCCATCCTATCGGTTGCGATGTACCCGTCCTTTCCAACAAATCGCCCGCACTGGTCACAATTGATACCGACATACCGGCGCGCCATCAGCACCCTCTCCCCGGCAGCTTTAATCCCTGCCCAAACGCTACCCCCTCTTGGGCAAGCTCTTCTTTTGCAGTCATTACGGCAAGGCGCTCCATATCGGATGAATTAACTTTGGTTTCATGGAAGTTTCACCGTCCGGAAGTTTACTTTATCCCCAGAAACGCAAGGATCTGGTGAATAAGATCGTCCTGTTCGGCCTGCTTCTGGCGGGTCTCGTTAAGCTGCGCATTGAGGGCGGCGATCTTGGCATCGTAATCCACTGTTGGCGTGGCGTGCGGCGTGTAGGTGGGCGCCGGAGTGACCCCTGATAGTTCCCCGAACGTCTTTACACTCGTGTTCTGCGTAGGGGTGGCGGCAATGGGGGAGGCCGTGCCGGTGGGGGTCGGTGTGGCGTTCTGCAATACCGCGATCTGCTTTTCCTGTGCGGTCACCTTAGCTTCCAGCGCGGCAACCTTGGCGTCATTCTTTGCGGCTTCTTGGGCTGCTTTCACGGCTTCGGGATCCAGCACGGTTACATTCGCCCGCGCGGACCGGGCGTAATAGTTCCCATCCTTGGCAAACAGGTAGATATAGTAGTTCGCCGGAGTGGTGCCTTCCCATGTGTTGAACTCAAAGGTGTCGCAGGTACCGCCCGGAGCCGGGATGTAATAGTTGTACCCATCAACAGTATAGTTCGTGCTGGATGCAACCAGATCCGGATAGGGAACTTTGGTGGTCAAATCCTCGGGAGAGACCGCGATCTGGTATGCCCCCACCATCCCACAAACCGTCGCGGTGAATTTCTCCGACTGCCCCGGCGCTGCGCGTTCAAACTTCGGATTGTCAATTGTGAGCATAGCCGCTCCGGCCACCCCTACGAGAATGCCGATCATAATCAGGATTGTTACAGCCCTGAAAATACCCTTTAGTGACATAGGGCATTGTTTTATTTTATGAACTATTTATAATTTTGGTGCGGTAAACTTTTACTACTTGTGGGGCAATATAAAATTATCTGCCCGTGTCAAACGAGCAGGAGTTATGTACATGACTGCAAAAACACCTATTGCCACGCCGGTCGGAATTTTCATGGCCGGGTATAGTGGTATTGGAGGAGACTATATCCCGCTGAAGTCAATCACCCGGGATCTGTTCCAGAGGCTCCCTAATGGAGTCGTGTTTGGCTTGAAGATCGAGACCGGAGCAACCGCCCCGACAAAGGACAGCACGATCATCGACGTGATCTTCGATGGGGAAAGCGCATCCGCACTTCACGACCCGCACATTATCGAGCAGGTCACAGATTACCCGATTGATGTTGCCAGTCGGGGCCTTACGTGGTTCGGAGTTGCCCCGGTTCCGAGATATACCCAGTACAGCACGTACGGCATCCACACGGTCCAGATCAAGGTCGCGCCCCGGCAGGCACCTCCGGCAGGCACCGCAAGCGCTACCGCAACCCTCGCGCCCCGTGACTTTTCACCTGAAGCCGGCGGCCGGATTGCAGAGTTCGCGTTTGAAATTCGGAAGGGGCCTGTTGCACTTTCCCCAGAACAGCAGATGGAGTGATCCTTATGGCAACCGATCAGGAGATCCCATCCGTGAAATACGGGGCCTCCACATCTACTTTTTCCGAGCCCTTTACAACCCCTCAAGCTGTCACACCGATTACGGGGCAAACGGCAACCGTGGCGCCGGCTGATGTGCCGGATAAGGGGGAAGTGCCACATAATGATCCCAATGCCATTCCGGGAAAAACCTATGATCCCTATCAGTTCAAGTATCAGGGATACCTGTACCGGCTCTGGCATATCTGCGTCAATGCATGGGGCCTTGGTGTCTATGCGCCGACCCTTGCAGAGATCCCGGCTCCAGAGACCCGGCCCTATTGGGCGGTAGATCATGCCCTTGCATTCCGGATTGCCTCAATCCTTGGGTATGTATATTCCCTGATTGCTATCTGGGACGGGACCGCACAGATCGCGTATGCAACCGCACCCGCGATTGATCCGGAAATCGGGTACACCAAGGATCCCTGGAACGCGCCGGAATATCTGGAGGATATGCCAATCGCGCAGACCTTCCAGAGCAAAACCGGTGTCGAGATGGTCTGCCATACCCGCCGGCAGCTGGAAGTTGTCAAACTCGCTATGGCGTATGGTGTCCGGGCAAAGTCCATTAAGGATATCCCGCTCCCCCCGCCCCTGCTTTCAGACAACGGCCATTACTGGATCGGGGCATCCGAACTTGCATGGGAAGCCACGCACAGCTCATTCCTGAAGAATGCATGGAGTAAGCTCCTTGGCGGGTTCAAGTACCTGTTTATCGGTGCTGACGGCAAGCTGGACCTGAAGAATGTAACCTGGATGATCGCGCTTATCCTTGGTACAGCGCAGGCAAGCGGCGGGGATGTAACCAAGATCCTGACTCTGCTTAGCGGTGCCGGCTCCTAAACCCCCTTTTTTAAATATAGTTCTCTGCGGTTTATCCTCTCATTCTAACGAAACCCTTAATTAGAAATACGGTGTATTTAGCAAGTAGTCCCGATCCCCAGATTCACTCCTGAAGGGGAACCGGAGGGTTTACAGGCCGTCATGCTGTGGCACCAGCGTGATCGGAGCTCCCTCCCGGGACCATCACCCGTCCGGACCCAGTTGGCGTACATCATCAGCTTTCCATGTGGCATAAGGATCTCTCATCTCAAGAGATATTTCGGATCCGGGCGGGGCTTGTAGAATCACGAGAAACCCGCTTTCCTGCGTTTCTGTTGACTGATCTCCTGCTTGATGTGGGATCGTGCACCGGAATAAAGGAAAGGCCCTTTTTGGGGTTTTGTAGATTTTAAAAAAAAAGAATACCCGGGAATAAACTATTAAATTAATAGTTTATTATTTTTAATTTATTTCTCTCTTATGGACATAGTATGAGATTAATAGTATATATAATGATCGTTTTGTAATTAAACTATTAATTTAATAGTTTAAACATAACCCCCCCTCTTTTTTTTCAAAAACCCGATCCGTAGTTTATTTATATTAGATTTGCATACAATAAAGCATGGAAATTAAAACAACGGCATATGAGGCCACGGACCGAACATGCCGGAAATGCGGGACCGGTGCCCACGTCACTCTTCCCAAAAGGTGGAGAGACAAACGGGTAAAGATCCTCTTGATAGAACCACTCGAAGAGGTGAAAACGGGGTAAGAAAAGTTGGGCATCCGGGAGCGGCAAACTCCCAGACACAAAAAGGAGTGATATTACTTATTTTGTGCGCCCGCACTCTTATACCTTTTGGCTATGGCGAAACCAAAACCGATTGAAGAAATGGTGATAAAATCCGTCTATGGTCCCAAGCGGCTCCTAGACCGGCCCGGCCTGTCGGAACATGTGGTTGGGCTGCTTGAACAGGAATACATCGGCAAGAAACCCGAGGATCCGCGCCTCTCTACGATCCAGACGATCCTTAGCGAGTACGTCACGGCAAACCCCGGTATTATTCGGGAATGGAAATTTGACGATCTCCGGGCTGAGAGGATTATCCGGCAAAATGCCCTCAAGGAACACATTGAGGCGACAAGTAGCGAGATCAGCGAGATTATGACTAAAATTGCAGCGGGGGACAAATAATGGGGACTGGAATGTTTAGCAAACAGAAATACCGGCGGGAAAAACATCCAATAAGGGAATGTAACCGAAAAGGAGTGAATGACAAAAAAGGCTGTAAAAAGATCCTACAACAGCACCACAATGATTTGAAAGACGATCCCGAGCGTCTCTCAACAAAATTTATCGCGGATGTCGCCGGCTGCAAATGTCGGTTGGTGATAAAAAAACAGGAGGAAAACCATGCGTAAATTCATACAGGTAAATGAGAAAAACAAATCAATCCTGCCGTACCTCAACACGACGGTAGAGTTCACAAAATCTTTTGGAGAAATCCAGAGATTACTAATGAAGTTCGGATGCGCAGATCTGATTACCCGGCAGACCCCCTCAAAAGTGCCGGGCTCCACGTTGAACTGCACGCTTTATACCATCGGCTTTGTTCAGAAAGGAAACCACTTCCTGATCGAGTTCCCGGTATTTATCGTGCCTGTTGGCCGCGATCGGCATAAAGAGGTCCGGATGAATGTCAGTGGCCGGATCATGCTGAACAAGATCAAGGCGCTCCTTGTTGACGTCGAAATGGAATTCCTGTCGTTCGAGCAGGCCATGATGCCGTTCCAGCTTATTGCGGGCCGTGACGGGCAGCCGGTCACCATTCAGGATTTTGTGGACGACAACCGGGCAGAAATCGCAACTGGGAAAACAATGTTCCTGCTTGGGTCTGGGGGCAAACAATGACCGATCCAAAACCCTCTCACGGCAGTCTCATATATACTGCCGATTGCCCGGATAGGGACCACCCAGAAGATATTGCCGATCCCGAATTTGCACTATGTAGGAATCCAGAAAACAAATCAGGGTCGTGCATGTGTGGATGGATCCAAAATCATGGATTATGCCCGAGGGGAGTTCCTACGATGACACCCCAAAAACCAGAAGTTATACCCCCCCTGCCAGACATTGACGCCCGCGAAGAGTTGCATAAAATCGGTGTCGGGATTCATTGCCCGTCATGTGACTGGAAACAAATTGTACCCTTGGACGAATGGTTATTCCAGTCAAAATATGGGCATGGGTACACCTGCGGATCCGGTAAGTGCCCCTCCCACACGTACCTCGTAAGGGATATTTTTGAGGATCAACCCCCCGATCTATGGAACGAACTCCGGATGATCGAAGCCTTAGAGCATGTGGCAAGCACCGGATCCTGGGACGCCATGAATGCCTATATTGCAGAATGCCGCAAGCAGGCTGAAGAGAGGATGAAGGTGGCGGGGAAGTGACGAAATTTATTAAACCTTGGAAAGGCGGGTATATGCTGGTGCTCGGCAGTGGCAAGGTATTACATTTCACCGAGGAACAACTCAAAGTTATGAGTATGGCATATGATGAGGTCCGTTTCGTTCAGGAGAAACACCGCCGAGCATTCTCATTAACGCCAGATCCGATAGAGAAATTAATGGAGACAATAAAAAACCGAAGGGTACGCCGGGGCGATTATGAATGACCTGCCCGGATCAATCCTGTTATGACTGCGATAAACACTGTGAAGGATGTAATTGTAGACTTTGTAATCCCACACAGTACCCGGATTACGAGTATCCGGGTCAAGAGCCGGGTTTACCCTCAGAAGAGGGAAAAATTGAGGTGTACCAGTGACCGACAACGATCTGCGCGTGGGGGATAAAACAGGACAATGGAGAGATTATCTCCGGCAGAAATGCCGCAAACAGCTCGCGGAGATCGGGCGGGAGTGGCCGCACATTAGATCGCTCTATATTGACTATAAAGAGGTGGAGCGGTGGGGGAAAGAGGGAATTGCGCTCGCGGATGAGATCATGGAGAATCCGGGCAAGGTCATGGAAGATATCCGCGATGCAGTTTTTAACCACAACCTCATTAAAACGCCCGATAACAAACCCCCGAAAAACGACGCGATCACGATCCGGCTCGTGGGGCTTAGGAAAAAAACCAACCTGAAAGACCTTCGGGCGGATGATGTTAACCGGCTTGTTGCGATTGAGGGCGCAATAGTCCACCGGGCAACTGAGGTCAACCCCCGGATAATCAACGCGGTGTTCCGGTGTCCGGCGGGGCATTTTACCAATAAAAAGCAGGGATCGTACGTCAAGTTCGTGGAACCCGACGGGTGCGCTACGGACGGGTGCACTTTTAAGAAACTTGAACTCATACCGAAACGCTCAAAGTTTGTGGATCAGCAACGCCTTAAGATCCAGGATAGCGGCGAAGGTCTGAAACCCGGTCAGCAACCCCGGATTATTGATGCGGTTGCGCTTGACGATATCTGCGATCAGGTATATGCCGGCGAAAGGGCGACCTTTAACGCGATCGTCAGATCAACCCAGAGGATCGTTCGGGGTGAGAAAAGCACCGTCTTTGACCTGTATCTCGAACTCATCAGTATTGAGACCGGGGAACGGGACTTTGAAGAGATCACATACTCCGAAGAAGAAGAGGTCCGGATAAAAGAGATCGCAAAATCCGGCAATGCGCTCGAAATGATCAGCCAGTCGATCGCGCCTTCAATCTGGGGAAATTCGGAGATCAAGAAAGCCCTTGCGCTTCAGATGTTCGGCGGCGTGACAAAGATCCATGAGGACGGGCAGCGCACGCGGGGGGAGATCCACATTATCCTCCTTGGGGACTACGGTGTGGCCAAAACGCAGCTTGCCAAATTTGCCTGCTCGCAGTCACCACGGGGCGCGTTCATATCTGCGGTATCTTCGTCCGGCCCCGGACTTATTGGCGCGACAAAACAGGATCCCGAGGAGGGCGGCCGGTGGTTTGTGGAAGCCGGGGAATTACCTATGGCGGATCTCGGTGTTGCCTGCATTGATGAAATTGACAAAGCCGACAAGGATACCCTGAACGTACTCTATAACGTGATGGAGGACGGGGAATGCCGGATCAGTAAGGCCGCCAAACGCACCCTCAAAGCCCGGACCTCATTGATCCTCCCGGGCAACCCAAAATACCAAAAATTTGACCTGTTTGCGGACATTATCGACCAGATCACCATCCCGCCCGCGCTGGTGAATCGCGCCGATATCGTATTTATTATGGTTGATTCAAACGAGCACGACGACGAGATCAGCAAGCACATCCTAAAGACAAATTATTATGGGGAGTGTTCGGCAGCGGGAAAAATCGAGAAAGTCACCGAAGATCAGAAAAAAGACATTTTACCCCCGATCCCGCCGAAGTTACTTAAACAGTATATCGCGTATTCCAAAAACAATATCCGGCCGATCATGAATCAGGCCGCAATGGCAAAAATTAACGCATATTACGTCAAGATCCGGGCCAACACCAACCCGGCCGGCGCGCCCGTAACGCCCCGGCAACAGCAATCCATTATACGGCTCTCGGAAGCAATGGCAAAGATGAGGTTATCCCAAGAGGTTACGCTTGCAGATGTCGATGCAGCGCTCAACATATTTGACAAATGCATGGAAGTCGCCATAAAGGATCCCAAGACCGGCAAACCCGATTTCGGGCGGATCGGTCAGGGAATATCACAGGCAAAAAAGAACCTGATCGCGGTCATGCGGGAAGTAATACAGAACGAGCCCAACCTATCCGAACAGCTTTTAATCTCCAAGATGGCAGAACGGTCCTATACGGATTCCGTAAAGATTTTATCCGCTCTTGAGGAAGCCAAACGAACGGGAGATATCATGGAACCGCGTCAGAATCATTATCAGTGGGTGGGAAAATGAAACCAACCGACGAAGAGAGGATCGCCGGGCTCCTGATCCGGTACAACCTTGCCGATAAAAAGCACGAATGGGTAGGGCACCATATCACGCACGTCCACGGGTATAAACCAATATTCCTGTGTGGGATCTGCGGGGAAATGAAGCAGGATGGGATATTGGCCCGGGCCCGGCTGCGCGATCACCGGGAAAAGATATCGCGCTGGTAGTATTTTATTTGTTCGGACTGCATGGAAAAGGCGCGGGCCGGGAGGGTGCCGGCATGAGCCACCAGCGCAAGAACCGGATTGTCACGCCGAAAGATGAATGGAGCACCCCGGATTGGCTTTTCAATCTGTTGAATGAAGAATTTCACTTTTCCCTTGATGCAGCGGCAAACGGAGCGAACGCAAAATGTCCCGGATATTGCGACAAACTTGGGGACAGCATAAAAATCGATTGGTTCTATCATTCCTGTGGCGGATCGATTTTCTTAAATCCCCCGTACAGCTCCGGCAACATCGACCGATTCATGGCAAAGGCTCTGGAAGAGTCCAAGAAAGGCGCGGTTGTCGTGTGCCTCGTGCCATGCGCAACAGATACGAAATGGTGGCATAACTACGTGATGAAAGCGCAGGAGATCCGATTCATCCGGGGCCGGGTGCGGTTTGTCGGCTACGATGAGCAGGGAAAACAGATCAAGAACAGCCCGACATTCTCATCGTGCGTGGTGATTTTTGATTGGAAAGCTGGCATAATCGGGAATCCTGTGATCGGGAAAACCATTGAGCAGCCCCGGAAGGTGCCCGGATGACCGAACACCGGATTATCCAAGGAGATGCCGCAAAAGTCCTAGAAACCTTAGAACCAGGATCCATTCAGTGCGGCGTAACAAGTTGCCCGTATGACAACGCCCGAACCTATGAACAAGAAAATCTTGCATGGGATTTCAAGAAGATCGCAAAGGAACTTTACCGCGTTCTTTGCCCTGGCGGGGTGTTGTGCTGGAATGTCAACGATATGATGATCAATGGATCCGAATCGCTTACCCATGCGCGGCAGGGGATCTATTTCGTCGATGAATGCGGGTTTAATCTGCACGATACGATGATCTATGAGAAATCAAATTTCTCTCACCCGGAAAAGGTCCGGTACCATCAGGCATTTGAATATATCCTTGTCCTTTCAAAAGGATCTCCCCGTGCGTTTAACCCGATCCGGGATAAGAAGAACGCCACGGCGGGGTGTGTGGGGAACCTCGGTGTCAATACTTTCACCGAGAAAGACGGCTCTAAATCTGTGCGCTCAAAGAAAATAACGGCCGAATATGGGATGCGTCTTAATGTCTGGAAAGGAAACACCCGGGGACAAGAGGACATGTGCACCGTCTTAAAACATCCTGCAATGATGCCAAAATGGTTAGCGCGGGATCTTATACTCTCGTGGTCAAATACCGGGGATACCATTATTGATCCGTTTGCAGGCAGCGGGACCACAACGATCGCTGCCGAATCCCTAAACCGGAACTCTGTCAGTATCGAAATTAATCCCTCGTATATCCAAATGATGCAGGAACAGATGCAACCCGGGCCGCTAGATACCGGCGTCGTCTCATACCGCTTTGAGAAGGTACAACCATGAGAAACATATCTTTCAACATGACAACCGATCAAGTGATCCGGCGCCAGAAAGCCATCACGCGAAGATTTGCATGGAAGAATATCCAACCCGAACAACATCTCCAAGGTGTCAACAAGTGCCAGGGTCTCAAGCCGGGCCAGCATCCGGTAAAACTCGCAGAGATCATTGTACTGGATAGCCAATGGGAACCCCTGAATGAGATTATCAAGCGGCCATTCAGGAAAGCAAAATCCGCGCGGGAATGGGCGGCTTTTAAAAAGTGCTGCGGGATTCAGCGCGATTATTCCATGATCCCGTGCATATCAGAAACCGCACTCGAAGGATTCCCGTTTATGACCCCGGAAGATTTCGTGGAAATGCTGCTCCGGAGCAACCGGAAAGCCACCGAGGAGACGCCCGTGAACCGGATCGTGTTTGAATACGCGGAGGCGGTCTGAATGCATACCAGCGAGATCCGGGGAAAGTGCAGGGGCTGCCATTACCGCACCTCACGCACCGTTAATGAATTGCCGCCGGAGATCCATTACGGAATCCAGAAACAAAAGGCAACGGGGTTATCCACGGATTTCTGCGAGCTCGGGCAGATCGAATGCTCCCGGATCAAGAGCTGCGATATCCCGGATCGTATTGTGGTTAAAAAGCGGGTGTAACCGCCTGTAACAAAGTATAAATACTTACGAATCAATGATTGTATGTAAGCGGGGATGGAGGGAACAAACCACCATTCCCGACAGAGGGCCCGGGTTCCGGAGGCGGATGGAACCCTAACCCGGTGACGCAAAGCAAGCAAAACCACCCCAAGACGGGCGCTTTTTTATCCAGTCTTCTTACCGGCAACGGCAAGAGAGGGCAGCTCGCAGAAGGGTGATCCGGTTGCAGGAATGCAGCTACTACTGACTTTTGATGATACCGGCTTTTATGATAAGCACGGTTGAGTATCGCAATGACGAACAAAGAGCCCCCACTATACCGGTTCAGGTTCCGGAGGGGGGTTTCCCCACAATGGGGTATGGCAAAGGAGTTGAAAGAAAATGGCAAAAGAAAAGTACATTGGAACAGATGGGATGGGTCGCAGGCTATATGCAAGCATTACCATAGCAACAAAGAAAGATCAGGAAGGTTTCCCCGAAACCTTCAACGGACAGAAACACGTCCCCTACGAGTACGTCACAGTATACCGTGGCAAAGGAGACGACAACGATATCTGTTATGTCTCAGCAAAAGAGCTGACGGCAAAGGAAATGGCACGCATCGACAAAGAACTGAACGTCAAGACCCAGATGGAATTCCTTGGCGGGGTTGGCTGCATCTATGTCCCCGCGTGATCTGACGCACCTCTCCCTGTTTAGTGGGATCGCAGGAATTGACCTCGCAGCCGAATGGGCCGGCTTTCGCACCGTAGGTCAGGTGGAATTGGAAGACTGGCCCTTTCGCAGTCCTGAAAAAGCGTTGGCCGAATGTGCCGAAATGGAGGGATGTTTGTGAGTTCTCAGCTCGATCTCTTGATGAGGCCGGTATCTCCCGGCCAACTCTCATCAGCGGGGGATTCCCCTGCCAGCCATTCAGTGACGCCGGGCTCAAAAGAGGCCGTGACGATGACCGTCACCTCTGGCCGGAACTTATGCGGGTTGTTGCCGATATCCGGCCCGATTGGTTCCTTGGCGAGAATGTGCCGGGAATCGTCAGAATGGAACTCGACAATTGTATTACTGATCTGGAAAATGCAGGATACTCCGTGCAAACGTTCAATATTCCGGCTTGTGCCGTCGGTGCCTTACATCGGAGAGCCCGGATCTTCATTGTGGCCCACACCGATGAACCAGGACTGCCACAAACCGGTCAGGACGCTTTGCCCGTCGGAAATAACCCTCGATCACGGAGTGATGTTGGTTGCTGCGGTGGGCGACAGCCTTCGGGATGCCCCGATGCGATTATGGCCAACGCCACGAGCACACGAAGCGGGGGGATATCAAAGGGACGGAGGGAAAAAGGACGGAACACAACGCCCGACACTCTCGGGGGCGGTGAGGCTATGGCCGACCCCGACAAGCCGCGATCACAAAGATGTAGGCGATCTCGGAAAAGGGGGGGGGAGAATGAAAACCGACCTGCATGGGAAACTTGGGCGGGCCGTAACCCCCTCAAAGGAATCTGGCTCTCTGAACCCCCGGTGGGTCGAGTGGCTCATGGGATTCCCGGACGGGTGGACCGCCTTAGATGCCTCGGAAACGCCGTCGTGCCGCAGCAAGTCTACCCGATCCTCAAAGCGATCGCGGATATCGAAAACGGAGTGAAATAATATGGCAATGTATTATGTTCCAACCAAAAAGGAGTTCTCAAAGAACCCCAACATGAAAGGAATGTCATGGGATCACTTCTACGCGGGCAAGGAGTATATCTGCGATACCTGCCACAAACAGATCGGAGAGGGTGAAGGGTACGTTATAACGGACGTAAAAGACGGCAAAATAACCACTCGCCACGTTCTCTGCGATGAGGGAATCGGGCAGGTATCCAAAAGGGGCCGGATCGATTTCCCAAGGGGGATGGTGATGTTCTGATGCAGCAACAGATCGCCGATCAGGGCATTGTTGGCGTAACCTTCCGGTGTACCATCTGCCCTAATCATCCCTGCACGCTTACCCGGCTGTATGATCGAGCATGGTATGAGAAAAGCCAATCCAACCGGGACATTGCCCACAAGGTGCGGCAGGTATGTTCTCAGGGCAAGGAGATGGATGGCCATACGGATTGGAGCCTCGTGAAATAAAGGAGTAAGCAAATGACTGATAAAAGTATGTTGGAACGAGACGTAATAATCAAATTGTTTAAAAGAATCGGAGACCAGAGCGATCTCAAAAAACAGTGGGACTCTATGCCAAATGCAGAAAGAAATTGCATCGCCGGGGCCCTCTACAATATCCTCATTGAATATGCAGGCGAGATCCGGAAAGAGGAACAGGCACGGGTGCTGAAGGCCGTAAAGGAAGGTATTGACAAATACATGTTCACCGACCCAAAGGCAAGAGGGCACAGAACTATCCACGAAAACCTATGGAAGGTGATCGAATCCATAAGCACGACAGGGCCGAGACGCGCCCCTGCAATCGATCTTATGGAGGAAAACAAGCCCGGTTGTTTCGGCGCTATTGGATTGCCCGGCAAGCGCAAAGATCCGAACTGCCCGTGTGAATGGAAAGACCGGTGCCGGCAGAGTCAGGTGGATTACTGATCGTATTCCAAAGGTCGATGAAGCCCGGGCCCGCACAATGGGATCAAGGGGGTTTTGCCTTATGTCCCCCAACTCCCTCCCAGAAAAAGCGTAATGCCACGCACAACGCGGACCCGTGCCGAGACCTCCCTGCCATACCCTCGGAGAGCACACACATTCCCTGAAGAGAAAGACATTGCACGTCCCCCTTCAGGGGATTTCCTCTTCCCCTCAACAATGATCACATCCCGTTTTACTATTAAAAAACCATCAGAGCCGTAGTGTAGCGGTCAATCATGCCGGGCCTTGACCCCGGCGACGGCGGTTCGAATCCGCCCGGCTCTATCCCGTTTGTCAAGGTGTGGCAGACGGTAACAAAAGGAGAGAGAATTATGAAGTTCGAGCACAACGGAATACACTTTGAAGTATCGCATATCGATCATATTGTCATTAACAGCGTGCGCCGGGTTATCGCACCGGCAGAGATCGGAAAACCCGCCCGCGTGACCAACAAGATCGAGCGGGTAGAGGATAAAGGCACCCGCGTATGGTACCGGCTGAAATTCGCAAAAGGAACGCGATGGGCGAAGTACCGGTACCATGGAGAGATCCCGGACGTATCCGGAGAAGCTGATCTTAATCTTGCAGACGCGGTACAGTGGGGCACCCCGGCCGAAATCCAGAAGATGATCGCCGACGCCATGCAGCGCCCGGATATCCGGCTGTGGTTCAGCGGATCGTACTGTAACATCCAGATCTGCGAGAACTGGCAGGAGGTCCGAAAGATCCAGGCACAGGAAGCAAACCGGAAGCACCGGCATTATGCCGCAAAACTCCTGAAATCCCCGGATCTGGATAAAATCATCGGTGACGCACTTCAAAAGAGCGGCGCCCGGCTCCGGCAGGAAAGCATCGACACGCCGTTTGGCCCGGTACCCGTAATGACAATCAGCGGACCCGGCAAGAGAGAGATCATCCCCGGGCCCTGCGCAGCAGCGATCAGAAGGGGGAAACGCTGATGGACGCAACCGAAATACTTGATGGCAAGATCACCGAGATACTGGAATCCCGTGACGAGTCCCAGCAGACCCTTGGTGCCCTGCACGTTCTGGTCCGGCTCGCGCTCGCGGAGGCGGAATCGGCCGGGGCAAAAGATGCCGTGAAAACGCTCAACATGGCCGACAACCTGATTATCCGGGGACATCTCAGCGGTGAGACAACGCACCCGGGTGATATCGTGTTTGGGAGGGACTGAGTACAATGGATTTATTGCCGATTGTAGTTATCGCAATCCTTACCGGATTCGCGATCTTTTCAGTGCCGAGAGGATATCGGTACCTGAAAACCGTTTGGAACAAATCACATCCCTATGATACCAACGGAAAGTTTGATCCGGAGAAGTTATTCCCGGGATATGGGGAATACGAGAAGGAGCTTATTGCATATTTAAGGCGGCCTGTCGGAACGCCAGAGCAGGAAGAACAGATAAAACGAGATATTGCCGCGCTCGAAAGCGGATTTATGAAGTCGCAGGGGTTGAAGTGACAATGGATCACCGTGATGAACAGCGCAGCCTTGCAGAGAGCCCGTTACCGCCCGAATCATTGACCCGGCAGGACGAACTATTTGCCGGTCTCGCAACCCTCCCGCCACTCACCCGGGCCCTGGAATGTGAGGCCCGTATGGTCAAGGTGCAGGAACAGATCGACCAGCTCACCAAGCAGTACATATCGGATCTTGCAGGTCGAGTGCAGGAACTGGTGTCAATCCGGCAAGAGGCAATCAAAGAGGCCGTCAACGCAAAGATCGAAGCGGATGATCGGGCAGTCCTCACCAAAAAGACTCACTCATCAAAGCGGGTTATCCTCACCAAGGTACTCAAAGAGAAAGACCAACCCCTGTATGATGCCGTAATCGCAGCACAGGAAAAGGCGCTCGATCTGGAAAAAGAAGCACTCAAGAGACAAACAGAAATGCCTCTCGGGGTTACCGAGAAGTGCTATAAGGAAGTGCATGGGAAAGGATTCGATGAATCTGGGATCTTTGAGCCGGTGACCGTTACCGTAGACTATTCGGTGATTAGTGTTGAGGCAAAGAAGATCCAGGGCGCGATCGAAGCGAGCAAAAAAGCAAAGAAAAAGGAGATAAGCGCATGAGCAAATCAGCAGAACACGCAGCAGAGGATTTACAGGCAACCCTTGCCGGTATCTCCACCAAGGATCTTGTCGATGAACTCAGTAAACGGGATGGTGTGAAGGAAATCGTTTGTCCCGATCCCGAATCTGCGTATGCAGTGGGTATTGATCGTTCAGATGGAGAAGAAACCCACATTTCGCCGGGAAACGGACCGGCCCGCATTCTCGTGGTGATTGACTAATGACTGAGACTCCCAAACCCTGCAAGTTTTGCCAGACCCCGATCGAATGGCGCAATGAAGGCGGCCGCAACGTACCGTATAACCTTGATGGCAGCCCGCACAAATGCAAAGACGGCAAACTCATCCCGACCGCCGCACCCGCCGCCAGCATCCCCCGCAAGACCGCCCGGCTGGATAACTACGGACAGGGCAGTGCGACCTTCATGTTCCGTGAAGGTAAAAAGATGGTGTATGCCCTCACTCCCGACCGGTACCGGGAATTCCAGAACGGCGCTCTCCTGATACCCGCTGACAACCATCCGGACGCATGGCTTGACTTTGCGGTTGACAAACAGGGATTCGTGCTGCCCGGCTGGAAGGTCATACAGGCGCCCGAGTGGGCAAAGGAACTATCGGATCCCACCAAGGGAGAGGTCAAGAACCCCTTTAAGACCGGCAAGGAGATCCTACAGGAAAACCTTGACCAGAAACGCGCTCAGGAGGCAGCCCCCCAGGATCAGCCCACAGAAGCGCCCGGGCACGAAACCACCACCAATCCCCCGCAGGAACCCGGAACGCCCGCAGGAACCGCACCAGCGGCCCCACAGGAAGACCCCGAGCAGATGATCCAGCGCGTAATTGGTGCCATGATGCCAAGTGACCGGGTCGGGTACAGGATGGCCCTGAACGGAATGGTGAACAGCGTAATCGAACTTAAGAAGATGTCAACGGATGCCCCCAAGACCTACGCGGAATTGGAGGCAGAAGTCAAACGCGATGCCGTCCGGCTGTTCCTGTGGTGCGACCGGCTGACTACCAACAATCTTGAGAAGAAGGTGTGAAATGACTACAAGCAACAAGCAAAGAATATTTGAGAAAAAACTAGAATGCGAGGTCACTGAAGAGTTGCTCGCCATATCTGAAATAAATCCGAGATACAAAGAACTGGTAGAAGCGTCTCGGGTAAGGGTATCCTCAGAACTCGGGCATACTGAAATTATCCTCACGGTCCCCCTTATGATACGATCAGGGATCCCAGACGCCATATTCTGTCAAGATACCCGCGCGCTGATCAAACAGAATGCCTATTATATGCTCCAAAACCTCTCTCGTAAATGTAACGAAATGGGGAGGCAGGTTGATCCGTTCCCTCCAACAGAAAAGGAGCCCGACGGTTTATCATTAACCATCCCCGGGGAAGGCCCCACTAACAGCCAATACTTTATCATCACACCACACCAATCCGCACCCGAGAACGTCATTATTATGCATCCAAGAGATTATGCATTGCTCACAGGTAACGCGTCGGCTTGGCAATTCGGTTGCAAAGCTCCCGCAATAATTGAAAGGAGACTGTAAATTCCCAGAGGCGAAAAAATGACCAACGAAAAAGTAAAACTCAAAGAGAATGTCGTATCGCTTTTCCTGGAAGGGAAAGACTATAAGAACGAAGAAGTCCAGCGGGCAGCCGTTCAGCTCTCCGGGATGCGGGATCGGGAATTCCCGCTGATGGGTGAGTACTCCCATGCCCGGGACGGAATGGTAGTGGTGATCGAGTACGACGGGATAGAATACACCCTGCCGGCCCGGTTCGTGGACATCGTCCGGCCCGCCCGGTCCGCGAAGAAAAGGAAGTGTGCGGCATGAAAAGACAGAATTATCGATGCACAGGCTGTTTTAAAGCTCCAAAATCAACAGATGGCTGTTTTTGCAACGTCCCAGACACACTCTATCCTGAACAATGTTTGGGGAAAGCAGATGTTGACAAATCCGAATGGAAACCCGTGAAATTTATACCGTTTCAAAGATGTAATTCGGGGCTTGACGAAGCTTTAAATATGGGAGATGGGGTGTACCGCCCATGACCTCACACGAATGTTCCATATGCGAATACGAATCCGGATGTTTCCGGCCCCTTAAATTCCTGCACCGGTTATTCCGGATCTGCCAGCAGGGCCGGATCAGAAGGGGTATGCGCCAGACTGCCCGCGATCAGGCACGGCTGCCGCCGGATACGGTCGAAGGCGTTGACGGAAAACAGATCCCCGCGAACGAGGACAATTACGCGAACCCGGACAGCAAAAACTTTGATCCGGATTTCGCCGCACATGACCCGGATTCGGAGGTGCGCTGATGGATCCAGAAACCGAGCACATGGCCGAAATCGGCGGCCGCATTGCAGAATGTTTCCGCGTCATTGATATCACCGTGCGAGAGTCCGGCCTGACAAACGAGGATCTCGCAAAGTTCCTTGAATACGTCGAGCACCAAGACTCACTCCTCCCGCTTTTTAACCCGACCCTCTACCGAGATACCGGCGCAAAAACGATCCCGATCGCGCGTGAAAGGGCAGAACTTCTAATCAAGATCAAGGATCACCTGGAGAAAGTACGGGGGCTGCTTTGAATGCCACCTAAAAGAAAGTGGACCTACTGGTACAAAGTGACTTGGGTTGATCCAAAAAATCACGGGAATTTCAAGGTAGGGCAAATTATCGGGTTGCATGATCGCCATCAAAAAGATTGGCCCATGTGGAAGAAAACCCGAGGGTTCTTTGTTGCAGCCCGGCTCCAGTATTTGGGAAAACTACCGTGTGATCTGGAAATCACTGATCCAAAAGAGGCCGGCCGCAGGATCGCAGCAGGGGGGTGGGATTAATGCCCACCCTCTCATCCCGACGCGCCAAAAGGAACAAGGAACAGGGGTACGAAGTCGAAGACCGGGCCCGTAAGGAACTGGAAGCGGCCGGCTGGTGGGTAGAACGCTTTTACGCCAGCAAGGGAACTTTTGATATAATCGCCTGCCGGGGGCCGGTCACGCGGTTAATCCAGATCAAAAGCTCCAAGCGGTATATTGTCGCAGTAGAGTCCGTCCGGACCGCCTACCTTGAAGATGTGCTTAAGATGGAGCTGGTCGAGTTCCACCCCGAGATCCGGCACGTCGAGCTGTGGGTCTGGTTTGGCAAGCAGAAAACAGCAAAAGACAAAGGGTACCGGCCGGCCGGGTGGAGGAAGTTCTTTATCCGGAAGGGCAGTATCCTTGAGGTCCGGGAGTGATCCAAAATGCCAAAAGGACACCCCGGCGGAAAGAGGGCACGCTTTCACGGGCAGGTCTCAACCTCGCAGTACCATCACCGGAGATGGTTGGTCAACACCGGGAAAGCCTCATGGTGCCCGCCCCGGTATAGCGTTGAGGATGCCTGCGCGAAGGCAGGTATTTAAAGAGGGAAACAAAAAAGGAGAGTAACAATGTCTGATAATACCTCCATATCCTGGGCCGAAGCCTCGCTGAACTTTGCCACCGGCTGCACGAAAGTATCTGCCGGTTGTGCAAATTGTTACAGTCTGGATCGGCTTATCCCGCGCCTTCAAGCAATGGGACAGAAAAAGTACCAAAACGGCACCAAGTTCACCGTGCATGAATCCGCCATGTACGAGCCGCTGAAATGGAAGAAACCGCGCCGGATCTTCGTGAACTCCGTGAGCGATACGTTCCACGAGGAGATGCCGAACGAAACGCTTCAACGCTTTTTCCAGAATGTCGTATCTGCCACACCCCACCACACCTATATAATTCTGACCAAACGACCCGAAAATATGTTCGATTTCTTCGATCAGAATAGGGTATTTATTCCTGCAAACATGCCCAACGTCTGGCTCGGAGTCACGGCAGAGAATCAGGAAATGGCCGATAAGCGCCTGCCGATCCTGAAAGAGATCCCCGCTGCCGTCCGGTTCGTATCGGTTGAACCAATGCTCGGACCTGTGGACCTGTCAGCGTACGGGGAATGGCTGGATTGGGTGATCATTGGCGGCGAGTCCGGGCCCAAGCAGCGCATTATCCCCGTAAAGTATATCTGGGATCTTGTCCTGCAATGCAAACAGATGGATGTACCGGTCTTCCTGAAACAGATGCACGATGGCGAGCGACTTGTCAAGGAACCACATATCCGGATCCCGGGCGAGACAGAGCACAAGCAGTACTTGGAATATCCAACGGTGAAACTATGAATCTTATTGATCCAGCCATCCCCGCCGATCAACTCCTCTTTGTCACAGAGGTTGGCAGTCGCATGTGGGGCATGGGGGATCTGGCAAGTGACTACGATCTGTTCCACTGTTACCAGCAACCCGCAGCTGAGTACTTGAAGACCGGCACATTTGAGAAAAGCCGACCGGCCCGCACGTACACGATCGATGGCGACGACAAGCCGGTCGATGCCCAGTACATGGAGATCGGGCATCTCGTAAACCTGCTTAAGAAAGGCAATGTTAACGCGCTGTGGGCGGTCTGTTCCCCGGTCGTGCACCTGGATAGCCCGGTCCTGCAACAGCTTAAAGAGATCACGCTTGACAACCTCTCCCGCCAGAGCTACCACTCTATTAAGGGTATGGCGATGTCGGAACTCTCGGATGTCACGAAACGCAAGGATGTACGTGATCCCCAAAAGAGCCTTAAGACCTGCGTGCGCACGCTCTGGTTTGGGCACGCTCTCTTAACCGGCGGCGGGATATATTTTGCTCCGGTAAAACAGGACATTACCGAGGGCGATTGCCAACACGAATTTGAGCTGCTTGACATCGCGTACAACTCCAAAAAGGTCACGGAAATTCCTGATCCAAAACCATTTGAGGACTTCCTTTTTATGCTGCGCGTAACGGAGATCCTTGATCAGCATGTCAAAACACTGGTGAAACTATGACGGATTACATTGAAAAAAATGTGGTGCTAAAGGCACTTGACGATCTGGATGTCGGGCGCGACAATCAGAACACGGTATTAAAATTGCGAGCAAGAGTGGCAGCCGGGGAGTTTGACGCGACACCCGGACCGCTTATCGTGGCATATACCGCAGACAAGGATGCAGAGATTCGAAGACTATCAAACGCCCTTGCATCAGAGAAGCGCGTATGTGATGATTTGAAGGAAGCTTGCGGAGAGCAGGGGGACGAGATCGAACGGCTCAACGGGGTCATCAAGCAGATAACCCATTGCCATTGCGAATTACAGCGAGAGATGCTCAGGCAGCGGGACCGGATCAAAGAACTGGAAAAGCTCACCGCGCTGCAGAAAGAGACTATTGATGCGCAGGGGAAAAGGATTCAACGCCTCCGCAAAGCGCTTAAATACAAATGTGAAATGCGGCGCGGATCCGAGCAACAGTTACAGAAAGAGCCGGAACTCTTTGTCTGCCCGGATGCAGATTCAAGTTGTATCTGCATACATTCTACCCCGCATGCACATTCTGAAAGGTGCGAAGATCATACAAACATGGAAAAAGGTTTTTGTGGTAGTAAGTGCATCCCGGTAGAAATCAGCCCGCAATCACGCCCGGTACCTACCAGCGGCACGGGCACGGTAGAAGGGGGAACTGTATTACCGCACGATGACGACATTCCAGAACTATATCAAGACCGGGTAAAAGCCATCATAAATGACTTCGCAAAGGATCTTGGGGATCTCACGCTGCGAGTGGATAAAACGGAACAAGAAACCAGTGCGATCCTACATCGCGTAGTTGATCTTGAAAATGCAGATCGGGAAGACCGGATCAAGACCATAGGGACCGCTCTCAAATCCCTACAGGTAGAGGTAACCGCGATCAAGAATAACCCCCTCATTAAGACGTATTCTCCCGGACAAAACACCTTTACTGTGCCCGGCCCAGTGACCGGCACCGGATCCGGCTTAACCGGTGCTTACAACCCCTGCCAGGACTGCCAAACCCGAAAGGATCTTCAACAGAGGTATCCGAATGGGTATACCGGGGATTCGCCATGCGCGATCTGCCCGAACAATCCCAATAAGGTGATGTGTTAAAATGCCCCGCGAAGTACCCGAAGACGTAAAGAAAACCGTGCGGAAGATGCTACAGAAGTGCGATCTCAAGAATCCCGCATGGGAGGAAGAGCTGTACCGCCTGTTTACGCTGACCCCCACACCAGAAGAGAAAAATGCGTGGATCAAAATGGGGGTCTGGAAGCGCGGCAAAGTGCATATGGGCCGGGAAGAAATGGCGGATCTCCCCTTAACATCCGCACTCTGGCACCTCACGCGCCTTGGAATGCTTAACCGCCGGGTGGCAACCGATCAGAAATGAGCCCCAATCTTAACGCAGCAATCGACAACCGCACCGCAGCAATGCAGAGCTGGTGGCGGCTTCCTGAGTACATCAAGGAGCGCAAAGCGTTTGTCAAGCGCCGGCCCATATGCGACCGGTGCGGCCGGCCGGCATCAACGCCCGGACATTCTCACGAAGATTACCGGGATTTTGAGACGTACCTGAATGCCGTGAAAACCGACAAGTGCGAATCTCTGTGTTCAGCCTGTAACAAAATGGAGCGGTCCGGCCGCCGCCCGTGCCCCGCCTGCGTGGAAAAGTATGCCCGGGATCCCACGGTCCGGATCCACTACATCACCCGGGATCAGGAGACGTGCCGGTACTGTGAGCCCGGGTACGACCCGGAGCGGGTAAAATATCTCCGCGAATCTGGCAGGAGAATGGTTAACCGGATCAACCGGAAGATGTACCGAAAACTCCATCCGGGAAAAGAGATTGTCGGTGGGCGATGGGTCGAGAAAAAGCAGGAGGCAATGACATGAAGGTATCGGAACTCATCAAAATCTTGGAAGATTACGATCCGGATCTTGACGTTTACGTGCGGCAGGCAACCGACTACCGCGAAGATGGTGGTGAGATCGACTACTGGGAATTGACGTCCGGTGATATCGTGAAAGGTGAAGTCCTAGACAACCGAGAGAACGGAGAAGAGAAAACAGCTCTGCTTATCGGAGACGATCGGTTATAATCAGGAGGATCGAAGATGACAATCAAAGGCCACCAGTTCGGCCATGAAACCGAGTACGTCTATTCGGACACAAAAGAACCTGTGGATGGCGATCACCCCCGGCCCTGTAAGAAATGCGGGCTCTACCCACTTGAATCCGGTGAGGATCCCTGTTGGGGCCACCTGCCGGGCGTGATATCAGCCTGTTGTGGGCACGGAGTCCAGATCCCATTTATTGTCTTGGAATCCGGCAATGCCATATCGGGACAGGAAGCGCTGGATTACGCCAGAGATCATAAGGTGTAGCAAACATGCCCTACGAATGCCGGCAATGCCACCATCCGATTGATCAGCCCGCGCCCGCCCGGTGGATCGAGAAGTACCCCGAGCTGGCCGGTCTGTGCTCAACATGTCAGATCGATTGGATCTCCCGGCAGCCGTACGCGGATTGACATTATGGGCTGTAACAAACCTTATATATTCTCAGCATTAATCTATTTATGTCCACAGCAGACAGGTGAGTTATAGCCACCCATTGCGCGGAAAAATCTCACCCGTGTGAGTCTCGGGAAGCACACGTAAATCCCTGACCGATAAAGGGAAGGACGGATCTGCGGATCCGAGCCCCCTGCTTGCAGTCTTCGTATAGGGAAGTACTTGCCCATGAGCCGCATCCGCTTTGTACCGGGGGCATGGGACCGGCACCGGGTTCAACTCCCGGGGACTGCATCAACCCCCAAGGCCCGCGTGCAGTAAGGGTTTACGAGGATTCCGGCGTGTGTACCTCGCTAAAAAAGACACGCGCAGATTTCAGCCAGCGAAGCACCCGATGGATCGGTGCGTCCAGCCTGTAACCGATGATGGGGAATGCATTCCCCCGGGCTCTGCGGCCAGACCTCGGCGCGCTCCCTGAGGGATCACCGGCAAGAAACTGGAAGGGCGCAGGTTCAATTCCTGCCACTGGCTCTTACCCGGTGACCCCGGGTAAACAAGCCGTGAAGTGGGCCACACGATAACGGCACCTCCCCAAACGGGATTACACTATTTGGGGCAGTAACAAGGTGGTTGAGGGTAGCCCGTCCCGAGATCCAAAATACGGTGAGAATGGTCGCGGAAGCCATTCTGTAATCTGACCGCGTGAGGCGATGCCAGTGCCAAGAGCAGAAATCTGGCGCATAATTAAAACCAGTGCACTCAGCAACTAGCCTCTGTGTCCGGTGCAGATTGGAGTATAAAGGCCATGAGTTATCCAGCTATCATGTAAATCACCGCGCTGGCGTGATGGAAACGACCATCTGTGCCGGATACGCTGAAAGCCGGCAATTCAGAGCAACCGTAGAGTAGAAGAAATCCCTTTGAAGGATGATCTCGCCTAAACGAAAGTGGTGGAGAACGCCGCGTCAAAGCGGCCGGTTGCATGGGGCTCTGCTTTGGTTCGGCGTACACTCACCGGATCAGCATCCTCTTATTGAAGCGGGGTAGGCTAGCCAGGTTTAGGCCGCCGGGCCCATAACCCGGTGTCTCGAAAGGGACACGTTGGTTCGAATCTGCCCCCCGCTACTTTTGTAACAATCTCCCAAACTTTTATATTAATTAGACGGTAACATAATACTCAATGACACCAAGAATCCCCAAGGTCATACCCAAGGAAGGTAAGGTATGGCGGCTCACCAAGGAATCATGGGATGCACTCACGCCTTTTGACTCCGATCCCAACGTCGCAATTTCAAAGATCGTGAAAGCCCTCAGAGAGAAGCCCGCAGAAGCGCCCGCGCAGAACACCGGAGGCGGTTGCAGGCTGGACGAAAAGAAACTGGAGAAGATCGTGAAGGATACTATGGAGAGCGTGATCGCTCCCTTCACGGGGGGATAACCAGGTCCACATGTCCCCTGTCAGCGTCCGCAAACCCGGCCGGCTCCCCTCCAAACCTCTCTCACTGGATCCCTATCTGGAAATCCTGCGGGAGAAGGTCACGGGGGATAAGACCGCGAGCGTCCGGAAGTACTGCCGCGCGAAGATCCGAAAACTTACCCATCAGGAAGTACCCCGAAATGTCCCCGCAAACAAGAAAACAACCAGCCCCAAAGTCCCGCCGCCCCCAGTACCGCCCACACCCTGCCGAAAGCGACCGGTTGCCGGATAAAATCCAATTTCAGGTGATTTAATGCCACGTACAACACGATTATCCGATCAGGTACTTTCTATTCTGAGTACCGTACGCATCGAGGGTAATACTGTTTTCCTCACATGCGGAATGCTATCCGGTGACAAAGCCGGGCGAAAACTTTACCTCGATGTCAATGACGCTCTCATGGCGCTTGGCGGGAAGTGGAACAGAAAGGCAAAAGGCCACGTCTTCGACAGCGATCCTACTGAAAAGATCGAGAACGCAATCCTTACCGGAGAAGTCATCCCTCCATCCAAGAACGGGTATTTCCCGACACCGGCCCCGATCGTGGAACAGTTGATCGAGCTTGCCGGCGTTCAACCCGGGGATCTTGTTCTGGAACCATCAGCGGGAACCGGAAATATCGCCTTTGAGTTGGTCCGCAAAGGGTGTGCGGTCTATGCTTGCGAGTTATTGCCTGAGAACCGCGCTGCCCTTAAGGCCCCCGGAAAACCCCTCGTTGAGCTATGGAAAGAACCGGATTTCTTAAAATTTGAAAGCGATCCGATCTATGATGCCGTAGTGATGAATCCGCCCTTTGAAAAGCAGGCAGATATCGATCACGTCCTCCACGCATACAAGATGCTGAAACCCGGCGGCCGGCTCGTGTCCGTAATGGCAGCAGGGATCACATTCCGGCAGGACAAAAAGGCAACCGGCCTGCGGGAACTGATTGATCATGTTGGCGGCGAAATTATACCGCTGCCAGAGGGCGCATTCAAGGAATCCGGCACAATGGTCCGGACCGTTATCGTGGTTCTTCCAAAGGAAAAGGAGTCATGAGATGCAGAAAGGCCCCACATTGGCCGACAGCACCGGGTGCCGTCGTATCCGGAAACTCCAGGAAAGATGCCAGCACATAAATGAGCAGATCGCAGAGTTGCAAGCCAAAAAGGAACTGATGGAGTACGAGATATTGTGCCGCTCTCCCCGGTTATTCGCGTTCCGCCTGCAATATTATGTCTTTATAACGCCCTCTCCCAAAGACACCCTTGATATTGACGAATCCGGGGAATACCGAGGTATGGGCATTGCGGTTGATGAAAGTCCAGAACGCGCAATTATGCAAGCACTATTTAATATCCTGAAAACACGATTTGAGCATGGATATGTTACCGTGGAGCTTTGGGTAGATATAAAAGAGGGTTCCGCCCCAAATCCCCGCCCGTGGGAAACTGTATGGAGATTACCGTAATGTTACAGGAGATCAAAATGTTGATAATTCTCGTAGCGATCAGACCGATAAGGGCCGGCGAATATGTGCAGGCAGCCAAGGGGGGCGGAGTGGTACCTTTTCGGGTTCGGCGCAGCCGGCCCCGGACGGTTAAGCATGGGCGCACGCACAACAAATGTGCTCGGATCATCATAGGGGCGGCGCTCACCCAGGGGAAATATTTGGGCCGGGTAACTGTCGAGACGGTGATGTGAATATGGCACAAAAAACACTTGAAGGGAAAACGGATTGCCGAAGGGAGGCGCGGGGTTCTGTGCAGATCAGGATGTCGCCCGCCGCAAAGGAAAAATTCCCGGAACTCTGCGAAGGGATCAAAGAGGTTCACCGAAAATATCCGTGTGTCAAGATCTCCGTGAATGGTAAGAAACTACCCGAAGAGCCGAAACCGTGGGGCAAAGATGGCATATAAACCCGGGGGCGGTCTCCTGAAAAACTACATTAGGAATAACCCCAAAACCCCTCCGTGGCATAATTGCGATTGTGATTGTCTTTCGTGCGATAAGGAGACGTACGTCAACTGTGAACGGAGGATTAACCCCTACGTAAAAAAAGGTGAGTAACAAAGATGGCCGGCCACAGATCCACCCGGAACGCAAAGGCAAGAAAGAAGTATAGGGAAACCCATCCAAAAGCAAGGAAAACCACTAAGAAACCCGCAGAGCAGGCGGTAACAAAAGTCTCCAAGAAAGGCCGGCCGCCGATATACGATCCCGAACGGCATATTGCCTGGGCCCGGGGTCTGGCAGCAAACGGCATGACTGTACCGCAAATGGCAGAGTCAATGGGGATCGGGAAAAACACTTTATACGCGTGGATAAACGAGTATGTAGATTTTCGGGTGGCTGTTCAGACCGGCAGGATGGAGACCGTGGCCCGGATCAAGACCTCACTGATCAAAAAGGCGGAGGGGTTTTCGATCCCGCTGGAGGACAAGCACGTCAAGCAGAAAGGGGTGTATATCAAGGATGAGGAGACCGGGCAGGAGAAGTTCGTTGTAACCTCAGAAGAGCGCGAGAAAACGCAGAAAACCGTGCATTATCCCCCGGACCCGAAAGCGGCCGCCATAATCCTTGTGAACCTGGACCCCACCTTCCGGACCGAACGGACCGCGATGGAACTGACCGGGAAGGACGGGGGGCCGCTGACAACCGAGCGGACGGTCATCATACTTCCGGATAATGGTCGTGGACCGGCGCCCAAAGTAATCCCGGCCCAGTACAGCGAAGTGAATAACCAGAAGATTAAGGAGAGTTGAAGTTATGGAAGAAATCACTCGAAAGGATCAGATTGTTGTTGAATCTGACACATGGAAATGTCCAGTTAAGATGGAGAAGATTAACAGAATCCGGTTCCTTGGTGAGGATGGAAAAGAGTGCTGTTACACGCTGGATCAGTTGAAGCATCAGATTACGGTTGCCGAATTCTGGGAGGGCAAGCCCGTCTTTAAAGAGACCAGTGAGCAGGCAATCACTCGGGCAATAAACACATTAATGGAGAATGGGGTTTATCATGTTGAGATGCCCGGAGATGGACAGATGTACGCACGGCAAGAGGTTGAGCAGTTACGCAAGACAATCGAAGCGTTAAAGTTTACAATCGATACCTTATGCAAGGCGATCGACACACAGCGAGAAACAATCCAGCAGAAAGACAAAGAGCTTACGGATCTAAACGCCGAAATTGACCGGATCGCAAAAGAGTCCCGACACCCGGGCCGGTATTGTTGCCATGTTCCCTGTAACAAAGAGGCCAAATACGCGGTCTATTTCGGGGCCGGGCATGAGGATTACACCGATGTCTGCGCGGATCACCTTGCAGAGACGATCCGGGATGTGGAAGAGTACACCGTTTACCCAGTACAGGGTCCGAGCGAAGGGGGGGAGGGTAAAGAGCCGGAACTGTTTATCTGCCCCGACGCGGAAAAATGCAATGCGAACTATTGTCTGGCGAGAACCCCACACAAATGGGAAAGCGGCTGCAAGGACCAGTGTTTTGGCGGGCATAGATCCGGCCCATGTGTCCCAGTGAAGGATCCCGAACCCCCCACCCATTTCGTGCCCCCGGCCCCGCAGGAAGAAGTCGCGGTAGCCGAGCATATCCCAGTCCTTTACGTGAAGATTATCAACCCCTCCGGCGACGATGTAAAAGAAGCCGGGGAAGTCCTGAAACACATGCGGTGGAACTTTGAGATCGTCAGGACCAACCTCCGGGACTGCCCGACCGGCAAAAAGGAGGAAAAGTAATGGTCCGGATATTCGGCACCGAGATCCCGCCTGCCGGCCGGTTCGTGCAGGGTGCATGGGTACCGGCCAAACCCGAAGAGTACCGGACGCAGGTTGTTGTGGTGATACCGGGCGGGGGGCAGATCCCCGACCCAAGAGCCAAACGGTTTGCCCTTCATGGCGTATTTTCCGCCAACCGGGATACCGACAACCCTCTCGGAAAGGTCTGTCTCGGAGTTACGGACGATCCCGAAGAAGTCCCGGACCTGATCCGGATAGCCGAGCAGATCACCAAGTATGGCGCCGAGTATTTCCACCGGCTTGAACTCCTCGACGCTTACCAGGGCCTTGGGTGGATGCTGGAATGCCCGAGAGGTGCGTGATGCCCGAAGATCTCCCCGACACGCGGCTGATCGCCTGCCGGCACCCCGGCTGCCTGAACCGGCTGGATGCGGACGGCTGCAATCTTAAGACCGTCGAACTGGACGAGCGCGGGCTCTGCGTGCATATCCGGCAGGACGGCAACGGGGCGCCCGGTACCAAAGTCACCTGCACGGCCCTTGAGCCGCTTATCCGGCCCGGTGCCGGCCCGATCGCGGGAACGTGCGTGCATGAAGAGGAGTGCAAGGCCAAGAACGGCGGGTTTTATCCGGATCACTGTGCGCTACCCTTAAACCATGCCCCGTTACCCTGAATACACCCCCCGCGAGAAAGCCCTGATCCGGCTGCTCATACGGTCCGGCGCCCAACTCTCCCCCGCCTCGATCGCGCAGCTCCTCAATATCGCGTACCCGGATGATAACCGAGGGTGCCGGGGCCGGGGCGGCGTGATCAAGGCGATCCGGCGCATGAAGTTGAGGATCCCCAATGCCTAACCCACCGACCAAGTTCTGCCGGGGCTGTAACAAACAGTACCCCTTTGAGGAGTTCGTTACGCAGAGCGGGCGGGACGGTCATTACTGCCGGGAGTGCCGGAAGGTCGTGCGGTATAACCAGAAGAGGCGGGAGAAGAATAAATAAGGGAACATGGCTGAGCGGTCAAAAGCGCCGGACTCAAAACCCGGTGATTAGTTCTTTCTCCGGTTCAAATCCGGATGTTCCCATAAGTTTTATCACCTGTAACATCAATCAATTAATATGGCGAAAATCCTGCTTGTCGATATTGATAGCAAGATCCCAAACCTTGCCTTAATGAAGATCAGCGCATGGCATAAGGCACAAGGTGATCTTGTTGGATTCGGCATCCAGAACCCCGATAAAGTCTATATTTCCTGCGTTTTCACAAAGAACTCCGAGCAGGCTCGGGGAGTTTCGACGTATTATCCAGACGCAGAGATCGATATTGGTGGATCAGGGATTTCTATCACAAAAACTCTGACCAAAGAGATTGAACAGATCAAGCCCGACTACGATCTTTACTCCTCGGAATATTCACAGGGGTACACGACGCGGGGATGCATTCGCAAATGCCCATTCTGCATTGTGCCGGAAAAAGAGGGCAAAATTCAGGAATGGCAGCACCCGGCAGAGTTCCACGATCCACGGTTTGATACCTGCATGATCATGGATAACAACCTCTTTGCCGCATCAGATAATTGGCAGGCCAAGGTGTTCTCGTGGTTCATCGACAATAAAATAAAGATGCTCTCCCCTCAAGGATGGGATATCCGGCTCCTTACAGAAGAGAAATTACGGCGGTTAAAAGCGGTAAGGCATGCAGGCAATATTCATTTTGCATGGGACAACATCACCGACGAAAAGGCAGTAGAACGCGGCATAACCCTCCTAAAGGGCGCTGGATTCAACCTTAAACATGATGTTCAGTTCTATGTTTTGGCCGGCTACAATACGACCTTTGAACAGGATCTTTACCGGTGCGAGAAGCTGAAAGAATGGGGCACCAATGCCTTTGTAATGCCCTATAAGAAAACACCACAGATTAACGCTTTAGCCAGATGGGCAAACAAGAAATGGCTTTTCTGGGCTCTCCCATTTAATCAATACACTCGCAGATCCCGCCGAAACCTCCATAATGTCCGGGCGACCAATACAGCATAATGGATCTGGATGCCCTGAAGATTGACCCCGCCGCAAAGATCATCCAGCCGCAGCCGGGCCCGCAGTACCAGTTCTGTGCATGTCCGGCGGATATTGCCATATATGGCGGGGCAGGCGGATCTGGAAAGTCGTTCGCCCTCCTGTTAGACCCCTGCCAGTACCTGACAAAAGTCCCCGGTTTCGGGGGCGTAATCTTCCGGCGGACCTACCCAGAGATCACCATGGAGGGCGCCCTGTGGGATACCTCATGGAATATCTACCCGGCGATTAAAGGCAAGGCAACCGAGAACGATCTGACATGGGCATTCCCTCCGTATAACAACACAATTTCATTCCTCCATATTGAGCACGAGAAAAGCGTGCACCGGTATCAGGGCTCGCAGATCGCCTATATTGGATTTGATGAACTAACCACATTCTCCCAATACCAGTTCTTTTTCCTTCTCAGCCGCAACAGGTCGGCCTGCGGTGTCCAGCCGTATATCCGTGCAACCTGCAACCCTGACCCGGACTCTTGGGTCAAAGAGTTTATCGGGTGGTGGCTGGACGCAAACGGGGAATTTCCGGATTATTCCAAGAGCGGTGTCCTCCGGTGGTTTATCCGGGACAAAGACGAGATCATATGGGCGGATACCAGGGAACGCCTCATCAAGGACTGGGGCAATCAGTATGACCCGAAATCCGTTACCTTCATCCCTGCAAAGCTGAGCGATAACCCGATCCTTGAAAAGGCCGACCCGGGGTACCGTGGCCGTCTCATGGCGCTCCCCTTTGTCGAACAGCAACAGCTCCTGCATGGCAACTGGGCCGTCCGGCTGGTTGCAGGGATGCTGTTCCGGCAGGAATGGTTTGAGATCGTGGATACGGTCCCTACGGGCCTCCGGATGGTCCGGTACTGGGATAAGGCCGCCAGTGAGGTCTCGGAAGCCAACCGGGATCCCGACTGGACGGCGGGCGTGCTGTATGCCACGGACGGCCGGGAATACTACGTACTGGACGTTCAGCATTTCAGGAAACGGCCCGGCGGAGTCGAGGAGACGATCCAGTATACCGCCCGGAACCTTGACGGGCCCGGCGTCGATATCGTGATCGAGCAGGAGCCGGGCAGTTCGGGCGTGGATGATATCGAGCATTATGTCCGCGATGTGCTGTACGGCTTCAATGTCACGGGCGACCGGCCCACGGGCGACAAGCAGACCCGGGCGGGGATCGTGTCGGCAGCCGCGCAGCAGCGGTTGATCAAGATCCTGCGGGCACCTTGGAACCTCACATTCCTCCGGGAACTTGTGGCATTCCCCACCAAGGGCGTGCATGACGATTTGGTCGACGGGTTGTCTGGGTCTCACCTGTACCTGACCCGGAATGCTTACGGGGGGAATCAGGCCAAATCCCCGATCCCGCAGGCAGCTCATAAAGGCGTGCCGATCAGCCGTACGGGAGTGCCGGCGATGTATACGGAATATAACCCGGGATCGGATAAGATGCCACGGATGTAACAATCCGGCAAATACTTTTATTAGGAATTACTAACAATTACTTTGTATGGCAACAATCAACTTGTCTGAAGAGACAAAAGCCGAGTTGGACACATTCAAGGTCGTCCCGCGTGACACGTACGAAGATGTGATCAAACGTCTCATAAAAGAAAGCCGGCAAAAGAGGCGGTAACCATGTCATCCTCAAAAAAACCCGCAAGAAACACCGTGAAACACAAAGTAACTGTGGCCCCCAAACCCGGCGATCCCATCACCACAGTAACCGTATCCTACAAGTCACTGGCAACATTCCTTAAAGCAATCTCGGGATGCATTGATGAGGCGGTCCTGAACATCCTTGATGAGAAGTTGCTGGTTAAAACGGTTGACGGCGGCAATGTATCGATGATTA